CCGGGATGTGAAAGACCTGGACAACCGGCACACCTGGCTATACCTGAAATGCGAGGTGCGGCAGAGTGAGCAGCTTAACTGACAATAAGTTTACCTATAAAGGAAACGTCCCGAAAGTGAAGTATGTTTTGACGGAAATTGAAAAAGCCGCATTAAAAGAGGTTGGGAGGTTTGTAACCAAAGAGGCTAAGAACAATCTTTCGGAAGTGACAGAAAAAAGAACGGGCTTATTGAAGCGGTCTATCGGTTACTGGGTGAAAAGGAAAGACAAAAGCGTACAGGTGGGGGTGAGGAAGAAAGCGTTTTACGGGCTGTTTATTGAAAAAGGACACAGGATTCTACCAAAAGGGTTTTACATCAACAAGCGCGGATTAATGGCACAAAAAGGAACCAAAAAATTGACGGGGGGAGAGGGGCAAAAAAGAAGGTACAGGGCATCCACAGTGGAATTCGGCGGCAATACAGTTCCGGCAAGGCCGTTTTTGACGCCGGCAGCGCAGGATAATATTCCGGAAATCCGAAAAATCGTTGGGCAGTATATGGCTGAATTAAGCAAGGAAAACGTTACAGTGAAAACAGGAGGGGATGAAGGGTCAATTACCCGCCAATGAATTGGCAGGCTTGTAACTAAACAGCAATTGCCACGTTCGGCTGATTGACGGCAGCCCTACTACCAATATTGATAGCAGCGATGTTGTCTGCGGGTCCAGAAAAACCACAATCAAGACAACAAAAAATATCCCTTGTTTTACGGTTGTTTTTATCAATATAACCACAGGAAGGACAGGTACGAGAGGTGTTACGAGGGTCAACCAATACAACTAAAACGCCAGAAAGAGCAGCTTTATATTCAATAAACTGCCTTAACTGGCTGAATGCCCAAGAATGGTGCTGCCGTTTCTGCGCCTTTCTAACCGTTACTCTATCACGAATACCTTTTAGGTCTTCAAGGGCAATAACTGACAGAGTGCCTTTAGCCTTAGCAACGAGTTTCTTGGATATGCAGTGGTTGACATCACGGGCAAACAATTGTTCCTTGTGTTTACGCTTTTTTAAAAGCCTTTTAGCTGATTTAGTGCCTTTTGATTGCAGTTTAGCACGAAGTTTTGTATGGCGCTTACGAAGCCCATTGACTTTATCACCGGAGAATATTTCTCCAGAACTATCAACAGCAATGTTCTTTATACCGAGGTCAACACCAATAAAACCGGAAGGAGGAAAGTAATCATGTTCAGGAAAATCAACAACAAGAAGCAAATAGAAAACTCCATCTTGATAAATCAAATCCGCTTGACCGCAGACGCGCTTCCCCTGCAAAACTCCTTTATGATATTCAGAAACGAGCATAGGTACAGCAATACGTCCTTCAAGTGTAAGAATGGAAGCCATATTAACACCTTTGAAGGAAAGTATCCTATCGTCATAAACCATAGCACCTGTATCTTTGAAAGTGTGCACAGACCTCCTGTCAGTCTTGTAGCTTTCAGCAACTTTGCCTATGGCACGAACAACCATTTGAGAGGAAAGATTGAACTTCTCACGAGTAGCATAATAGACCATCTTTTGCAAAGACAGTTTATTAAACACCTTATTATCAAAAGCAACCTTGCTGATGTAATCACAGGCGGTATTAAACTGCTTCATAGTTTTGAGCAACACATTCTTTTGTTCAGCATTTGTCAAAAGTTTAATTTTTACAGTACAAAGCATTGTTCATCACCTAATATCATTATATCACTATTGAGCAAATATATCAATACATATTTCAGAAAGGGGGAAACCGCTTTCCTCTCCTCAATGAATTGGGGAGTATCCGGCGGCAACGTATCGTGAACACAATTGAGTTGAAAAAGATGATTTCTGCTTTCCTGATAACGAAATGCGCAAAGACTTATCCCTATGACAGCGTGCCTGAAACCGCAACATTGCCATATGTCACCTATAGACTGGCAAGCAGTTTCCCGGATGAGAACCAGGTTATGGAACGGTTTACCCTGTATGTGGATTGCTGGGACAATAAGGCAGATACAACCGCGCTGGAAACGCTGACTGGGAATATTGATGGAGACGGAGCGATGACAAACGCGACAGGACTACACCGGAAAAAGTATTTTGTTGACGGAACTTTGCAAGCAACCATTTATCGCGAGGGAAGGGCGGAATTGGACGATGAAGACCCGCAGATTAGAAGAAGGCAGTTACGGTATGAAGTACACGCTTATTTAACTTAGGGAGGGATTATTTAATGAAGAAAGTTGCATTGGTAGGTTACGCGCCAAGTTGGAAGGATGCACCGTATAACGACCCAGATATTGAAATCTGGATTATGAATGACATGTATGATTTTGCACCACGGTATGATCGTCTGTTCGACATCCACATGATCGATGAAATCAAGACCAGAAAGAGCCGGGGCGAAGGAAACAAGTTGCATTATGAAATGCTGAAGACGATTGATAAGCCCATTTATATGCAAGAGCATTATCCGGAGATTCCGGCAAGCGTGAAGTTTCCGCTGGATATATTGACGGATGCATATAAAACAGATTCCATGGGCGATAAGATATTTCTTGCCTGTTCTGTTTCGCACATGTTGGCACTGGCGATTTATGAAGGGTTTGAGGAAATTCAGATATACGGTATTCACGAAGCGGTGGACAGCGAGTACAAGGACGAGATGCCCTCCGTGGTATATTGGTTAGGTTTTGCGGCGGGAAAGGGAATCAAGATCAAGGTTTCCCCGGACTCGCCTTTGCTGAAAGCCTATTTTGTATATGGCTACGAGGAACCGGAATATGCAGAATTTCACCGGGCGTTGGAAGGTGAAAAGATCAGGATTCAAAACATCCAAAAAGAGGCTGTCAAGAAGCAGCAGGGATTCCGGGACGAGGAAAACAAGTGCGCGGGTGCGCTTGCGATATTGGAACACATCAAAAGGCTGACTACGACATAAAGGAGGCGATTGATATAAAAGGCGAAGCGGCTTTCAACAAAGGCATGTCGGAGATCATCAACGACTTGACGGCAAAATATCAAATCAGCCGAAGCAAGCTTCTAAACAGCGGAAAAAATTCCGGTGAGGAACTTGCAGCGCGGACGGCGGATTTAAAAACACAGTTGAAAGTCAATGATGAAGACTTCGAAACATTGTTCAAAAATTACCTAAAACTGATCGAAAGGGGGATTATCAAATGATCAAGGTCAATCTACAACTGTTCGCAGACCCGGATGACATCATATTAGGCGACGGCGTATTCGCGATAGGTGCCACGACATCAGCCACTACCAACATTGCCTTGACGCGCGGCGGCGGTGCTTTCACCATCGAGCGCGAATATAGGCAGATTGAAGCGGACGGCGACCGTGGCCCGGTCAAGGGCAGGATAAGGATAGTAAAATCAGTTGCTAAACTCAACATGAAGATACTGGAACTTGTGCATACCAATATGGATGACTACTATCCTGGAATTTCATCGAACTACACAGCGGGCAGCACAACGGCTTCCATCACCGGTTCCGGACTGACGGCCAACATCAGTTCAAGCGATTACAATTATGTAACCTGGACTGGCTACAACAAAGCGGGCAGGCGTGTATATATTGAGTTGCAGAACGCAATCAATCTTGAAAACATCAACTGGCCGCTGGTGGATAAGGAAGAAGTCGTAGCAGAGGCTACATTTACCGCCGCTTATGGAGCGACACAAAGAAACACTGAACCCTGGAAGGTGATCTTTACAACGACTTCCAGCTAAGACAATTACTTCCTGTTTCGCAGGAACCCACCCTATGCGGAGGGGGCAACCCCTCCCATCCCTAATATAAGGAGGAAGGTTATGGAAATTAGAGAGTTTGAATTTGGCGATATACCGAAACTATCGAAGATACTTTACAAAATCAATGCGAAGGATGCATTGAAGCAGATATTTGCAAAACCGGATATTCAGGAGAAGGACCCGGAAAAAAGGAAAAGGGCCATTAAAAAAGCGCAGGAGGAATTCGGAGCGGAGTTTGCGGCTATTATCCTTTGCGGTATCTGGCAGGCAGAAACGGAAATCAATAGCTTTGTCGCTAGCTTGACCGGCCTTACTGAAGATGAAGTCATACATATGAAACCGGACAAGATCAAGGAAATTATAAAGGAGATCGGGAAAACCGGGGCGGGACTGGCTGATTTTTTCAAACAAGCGGCGAAATAGACGAGATCGATATTTACGATACGCTATTAAGCCGGTATTCCAACATTGAATTTGTATTAAAGCTTGACCTATATACAGGCATGAGAATGTATATGAAAGCCAAGGAAGAAAAGCAACTGGACAGGAGATATATGGCATGGGCAAATTGTTATCCACACTTTAACGAAAGCAATTTTATTTCCTTTGAAAATTTCTGCAATGGAAAGGTTCAGCAACCCGAAACGCAACGACCGGCAGAGGATATCCTGAAAATGGCAGAGGCGACAAAAATGCAGATAGAAGCCGGGGCATGCAAAATACAGGAGGGCAAAGACTTGCGGGATGAAAAGGAAGTACGGGCGTTGTATAACCGAAGCAAAAGGAAGTGAGTAGATATTATGGAAATTTTTAGGTTATTCGGCTCGATCTTTATCAATAGCGAGGATGCCTTGAAGTCTCTTAATAAAGTTGACAAAAAAGCAAAAAGCACTGGTATGACACTGGGGGAAAT